GCCTGCGTCGACGCGCTACCCGCGCCCGTGCGGATCACATGCTCCAGCAAGTCCACGGTGTCAGCCGGGAGGTTGTATGTCGCTTGGCCGGGGATCAAATTGATCATGCCCTGCTCATACGTGAACATGTTCAGGCCCTTGTTGGCCCACTGCGAGAACATCAGGTTTAGCGACCGGCTGGCGGTACGCAGGTCATAGCCCGTGCGCAGCTCGCCACCGGCGCGTTCGAAGGCCTCCTCCACGATCTCCGTGAGGTCCATGTTGAACGCTGTGGTGCCTGATGTGGTCATCGGAAGCTCGCTGTCTTTTTGGCGATGGTCTTGGGCTGGGCCACAAACTGTTTGCCCGCCGCCTTACCAGCACGCTTGGCTTTTGTGGTGGCCGCATACTCTGCGGGGCTAAGCGATTTTATCGCCTTCTCCGGCAAATAGCGCTCCCCCGTTTTAGACGACGGCTTGCCGCTCTTGGTGCGCCACTTCTGGTCGCCCCAGTCTTTGAGGGATTGCTGGGGCGCTTTCATATCAGTCCCTGTACCCGCCGCCAGCGGCCTTGTACTTCTTGGCCACAAGCTGGGCCTTGCGGGCCGACCACTGGCCTGCCCCGGTGCCCTGCGTTGCGGCCGACTTAACTTGGCTCACGATCCGCTTGCGCAGCTCGGGCTTGGTGTAGTTGCCAGCCGCGTTGACTTTGCCGCCCTCAGCGTACTGCGTGAAGTCGGTGTCATCCCGGCGAGCTTTACGCTTGCCAGAAGGCATCTTGGAAGGGGAGATGGCCCCCATGCCGCGACTGGCTCTCATATCAGCAAGTCCTGCCGCCCATGGCCATCTTGACCATCGTGCCCTTGGTGTGGCCCTTGGTCACACAACCATCAGCACGAGTCACGCTGCCGCCCTTGGCCTTTTTGACCATGGGTGCAGGAGGCGTCTTGCTGGCTGCGTTGTAGGCTTTTTCAGCGGCTTCGGCAGCCTTCTTGTCCGCCATCATCTGGCGAGCTTCTTTTTCTGCTGGACTCATGTTGATCTCCTTAGCAGGTTTTGCCGCCGCTCATCATTTTGACCATCTTGCCCTTGGTCTTACCCTTGGATGCAAGACCGTCACGGCTGGGGGAGGCAGTGCGAACTGCGCCCATCTTGGTTGTGCCAACAGAGCCCCCGGCCTTCAGGCCTTTGTGAGCCTTGGAAGCTGGTTTACCTGCGTGCTCTTTGAGTTTCATCATTGCGTCTTTCATATCGCCACCTTTAGAAAATTTGCGGCCCTTGTCCGCGTTGGAGAACTCTTTGCCCACTGACTGTGGGACGCCTGTTTTCTTCGCAAACTCCGGGCTGTGCGCTACCGCACGCATGAAGTCAGCTTGCTTTTTACTGCTGGACGGCATTGCTGCTCCGCAGATTGTCAATTTTGCGCTCCAGCCGGTCAAACCGGTCAATCAACTGTTGCATGTCGGCCCGGAACTCCGAGCGCGTGATGTGATCCCGTGCCACTTCCTCGCGGGTGCGGTTGAGCAGGATGCCAAGACGGTTGATCTCGGCAAACTTTTCTTTCAGGATGAACCCGAGCATGGCCACAATTGCGGTGAGCACGAGGTTCCAGACCATCATTTCCATATCAGCACTTCCATCGCGCCAGTGACGCGGCTTTGCGAGTGGGCTTGCCCTTCTCGTCTTTCATTGGGCCGGGCATACCTGACATGCGTGCGCAGAACGAATCCTTGCGCTTGCCACCCTGCGGTTGCGGGGCTTTGAGGTTGCTGCCGGTGGCGGCGTTGTACTTGGCGCGGCCTTTGGCTGTCAGCCCAGCACCCTTGGATGCAGGCAACTTCTCGCCACGACCGATTGCAAGGGATGGGGTCTTCTTAGCCATTGACGACTTTCAGTTTGGGTGTGCAGTGCTGCTCGATTAGTGGCATCAGCACGGCCTCTTTGAAGCTGCGGTGGTATTCCTGAGAGCCAACGTGCGGCAGGGTGATCTCTGGGTCAATGAAGACCGTGAAACCGTCCGCCCGGGCACGCTTGCAGAACGTGTAGTCCTCGCCAACGTACTGGCCATTGGTCAACTCAAAGTCAAACAGGGCGCTCTCGTTGCGGTTGTACACATCGTTGAAGTAGGTCCACTCGGGGTGGTTGGCCACCATCTTCTCCAGCACATGGCGCTGAATCATCATGAAGCCCGTGGCCACGTTCTCAACGCGCAGCATGCCGTGCGGGTCAAACTCAAGCGTGTTGGCCTCGTCGATGTAGATGTCCAAGAAGAACTTGCGGTCCTCGGCTCGGCGGGTGTACATCCCAGCGGTGATGTCCTTGCCGGTGCTCAGCGCCAGCAGGCGAAGCACAGACTCGGCGTCCACCACGATGTCGGCATCGACAAACAGAAAGTCCGTGCAGTCCGACTCCAAGAAGTTGGCGACCAGAATGTTTCTGGCCTTGGTGATAAGAGAGCAGCCCGACAGGTGCGACAGTTGCACTTGGACACCAAACTGCGAAGCCTTGACCACCAAATCGGCCAAAGCAAACGAAGTTTTGATGTTCAACTTGCCGTCGTAGGCAGGGATCGCAATCATCAATTTGCGACCTGCAACATCCATGGGGCGTATCTCTTCAGCCATAGAACACCGTGATCTTGGAAGTTGCCGGAATTGTTACATGGACGTCTGTCTGAAACAAAATCCCTTGACCGGGGATTGGCAAACTGATTGGCTGAGTTCCAGTTCCAATATTGAACTGCAACAGTATGGTTCCGCCTGATCCGCCATCACGAAAAATAACATCCCCGGCGGTTCCGCCAGAAATGCAATGGTAGGCTTTGACGCGAGTACGATAAGCCACCACGGTAGCCGTAGCTTCGGTGTGTACCGCTAGGACGTCGGTTTGCATCGTCATAATCAATCTCCTTTAAAACAGGGGCCGAAGCCCCGAGGTTGATTAAGCAGTGCGTGTGAACACGTACGCAGTGGCGCTGGAGAACATGATGGTGAATCGTGCCAAGCCAGTAACACCAGAGGCAACCGTCAGGTCGCCAAAAGAACCTGCGGTGTCCACGGCGGCAGAAGACAGAACGCCGTTGGTGGCCACAGCAATGGTCACTGTGCTTGCGCCAGCAGTGTTGTCAATGTACAGGTCCATCACAGTGCCACGAACTGCACCCAAGGCCGCGCCGAGCAAAGTGCCAGTGGGCAGCGTGATGGTTGTGGCGGCTGCCGAGGTGGAGGTGATGTAACCGGTAACAACTTCTGCCGCTGTGGCTGTTGCAGTGGCGTTGATTGCTGCGGTTGTTGGGTGGTTTTGATCAGTGAACACCAAATTGGTGGTCGTCAGATCGGTTACGCTGGTGGTCGCGCCAAAAGTGGCATCGACGGTAACCGCACCAGTGGTTGCGCTGACGGAGACGTCTTGAAAGCCGTTCTCGGAACGAACTGGGCCCGAAAAAGTCGTATTGCTCATGATGATTCCTCACATGCGAGTTGAGGTGCATCTGTCTGCATGTCGTCGGCCCGGAGCCGTCAGATACACCGGATAGTCCGGGGTTGAGGCAATATACCCCAAAAGAAAAGGCCCCACAAGGGGGCCTTCTCAAATAATCCCGAAGGATTAAGCGCCGGGGGAACCGTAAACACCAAGTGGGTCAGAAACACCAAAGCTGTAACGCTCGCGTGCTTTGTATCTCACGTTGCCCGTATCGAAATCCCCGTCCATGGAATTCGCCAAAGGCGAGCGGACGAAGTGCTTCAGGCCGTTGGGCACATCAGTCAACAGGAACCAAGCGTTGGTGTCGGTCAAGAAGTTGTTGATCGTGTAACCACCGGGGATGGAGCCGTTGTTCTTGATGGCGTTGATGTCGTTGTCAGCGGTGCCGACGCGGAGTTCAGTTTCCAACAAGCGGGTTGCAACGAATTGCAGTGCAGGTGGAACCACCAGTTTCTTGGGCTTGGCTGCGATCAGCAGGCCGCGTTCGTCTGTCCAAGCAGCGATCTGAATGACGGCGTTTTCCAACGAAGTCTCGTTCAGGTCGGCAGGGGTAGCCGGACGGTTGCTGTTGACGCCACCAGAGATCAGCGGGTGAGCTGTCGAGAACAAGGTCACGCCGTCGCCGTAAGTGACGCCAGCGGTGAAACCAGTGTTCAAGATGGCTGCAGCCTTGACCTGCTTGGTGTACGACATACCACGGGCCAGAGCTTTGGTGTATCGGCTGGACAAGCTGTCATACAGGTTGTCTTCGATGGCTTCTTCAGTGATGGAGAAGCCCAAAGCGATGGTTTCGTGGGTGTAGCGAGCAGTGAAAGCTTCCTGCGCATTGTCATAAGCAATGGCAGCGCCTTCGTTCTTCACCGGAGCGGCGGAGAAGCCAGACAGCTTGGTTTCTTCTTCAAAGCTACGCTCCGATGTCTCGGTTTCGTAGATTTCTTTGTGCTGCTCGCCGTAACGGGCGTACTCCAGACCAAACAAAGCGTTCAGGCCGGGGAGCAATTCTTTCAGCAGTTGTGCGCGTGAAATAGCCATGATTTACTCCTTAGACACCAGTGGTGTTGTTGTACTGGTGTGTGTTGATTTTCACCAACAGCTCGGTGTATGTGTCAGCAGCAGTAGCTGTCTCAGGCACAACGTCGATCACACGGATTGGGATAGTGGCTGTAGTGCCAGCGCCGGTCAAAGTGACGGCGAAAGCGGAATTACCGGTGGTGGTGTTACCAGCGTTCAGAACGAGCGCAAGGTTGGTGCCAACAACAGTACGGCCAGCGGTGCCCATGGTGGTGCCAGAGGTCACAACAGCGACCTTGAACAAAGCCATCGGGTCATCGACAACGTAGGCCAGCGCCAGATTGGTGGACGTAGATGCCAGCGCGGGGATGAACTGACCTTGAACGGTTTGACCATTCGAGTTCACGTACTGACCACCCATGCACACGCCAACAATGTTGCCAGAGTCAGTTGTGGTGGATTTAACGAGATAACCATCGCTGTTGATCACAACGGTGTCGCCATCAAAAATGGCGGTGCCGAAGCCAGCAGCTACGGGAATCTGACGGATTGCACCTGCGTACGGCATGCCATCAATACGATTGATTGCTTGCAGGCCGTAGGGTGCCGAAACGGTGGGGTAAGCCATGTTTGGACTCCAAAAAGTTTATATACCTTTACCGAAAGTAACCTTCGTGCTCCGCTCTTTGAAAAGCGGCATACGGGGGTCATTTTCTCGCATGTAAGCGTTGTCCACTGACTGCATCTGCGATTCGGCTTGTTGGCCGTAATGCGCGTTCCGCTGTTCAATGAACTCAGCAGGTGTTTTGCAAAGAAGCAGACCGCCAACACAAATCGAGTCTGGGAATCGACCATTGGTCTCCCCGAACAACTGGATTTCTGGGTGATCAGACGCCTTCACGGGTTCCCATCCCTCGCGGAGTTTGGATGAAATGTTACGCGGATCATCTGCGTTTAGAGTGCTCACACGAATCCAGCGATAAGCGTACCCGGCCTCCGGTGTGGGGTCAGGTAGAAGCTGGGCAGGAGCCCATTTGGTAGGGCGCGCTGCGGTCACTCGTGTTTCGTTATCACGCTTGGTACGAAGTTGTTCCGTCATGTTCATTTCCTCATTTCTTCCGCAACCTTGCGTGCATAGAGTTCCAATGGAACGCCGAGCCGCTTGGCGATTTCGACCTGCGATTTGGTAAGTACGACCTTTCGGGGCGCAGTACTCCTCGTTGCCGGTGCGACAACATTCGATCGTTTCGAGGGAGGGTTCGCATCCCCCGGGTTTCCAGACTCGAATACATCTGGGAACCTTGCCCGCATTTCAGCATCGATCTTTTCGTAGTAATCGCTGCTGCCTGCAGGAAATCCTTCGGACACAATCTCCTCGTGCAAGCCAAGGGCGTAAGCCGTCAGCTTTCTGTTGGGCCCAAACCAAGTGTTTTGCTCTTGCCATGCAAGGAGTTTGGGATCAACAC